CGCCGTACTCGGCGCCGCCTATTTGCTGATCCTCAAGCGAAAGGTCAATCCACCGACGTTGGAGGAAGATGCGCTACTGGACCGTGCGCTGACTGAAGACGCGACGCCTACAGTGCCTGTACTGACACCGAAGCCGAAAACGCCAAGGAAACCTCGGCACGGCAAACGTCGTCATAAATAATGGTGAACGCTATGAACGAATCCGCCAGCCATCGAGAACTCGTCACTTTGCGTGATTACGTGGACATACGTTTTGACTCACAGGATAACGCGGTCAAGCTCGCGTTGGATGCGCTGCGGGAAAATGTCCACAGAAACGACAAGCACACGGCGCTGATCATCTCATCAGCGTCGTTCGTCGTTTCACTCACGACGCTCGTCGTGGTCCTCGTCTGGGGGCACCTGTGAGTTTGCTCGACCCCCTCAAGGATTTGCCAAAGCTGCTCATCCCGCCGAAGCCGCACGATATCCACGCACTGCTGCGTTGGCAGTGGGCCATCGCCGCCAGCGTCATTGGCTTGAGTGCCGCGCTGTTAGTCCACGTCGCGCTCGCCTGCGGCTTCGTGCCGAGCGTGTTTGCGGGGTTCGCGTCGTCGGAGCAGATGACGAAGATCGAGAGCGAAATCAGCATGATCACCGTCCTGAACCTCAGTCAGGAAATGCGCGAGGATCAAATGGAGCGCTGCAAGACGAAAGACGACGACATGAAGTTCAAACTCTCCGGCGACCTCGATCGAATGGAACTCTACTACACACGTATGACGCACACGGCCTACGCATTGCCGGCGTGCGGGGATTTGTGAGCCGCCGGTACCATTACACGGCCCCCGGGCAACGCGAAGCTCGCAATGGGTGGTGAAAGATGAATCGTACTAAACTGGCACTCCTAATCGCACGCCGCGAGGGGTTCTACGTCAAGGGTTCCATCCCGCAGACGCACAACAATCCCGGCGATCTGCGGCACAGCCCGCACTCCATGCACACGGCCGATGCGCCGGATGCTATCGGCATGATAGATACTGTGGAACACGGATGGGAAGACTTGGAACGTGAGCTGGGCCTGTATGCCGGGCGCAATGCGACTCTTCAAGATCTCGTCTACGCCTACGCGCCGCCGGCCGACGCGAACAACTCGGCGGCCTATTTGGAATTCGTCTGCAAGGGGCTAAACTGCCCGTCTGCTACGCTCGTGTCGGATGCACTCAAGATTGGAGGTCCAGTGATTACTACGCCCAAAGTTTCCGCCGGCAAAGTCGGCGCCGTCGCCGCCGGCACCTATCTCGGCACGCTGGTCGTCGGTGCGCTGCAATACTTCATGAGCATTCCTGTGCTGCCGACCAAGTACGCCGATGCGGTGATCGCGCTGTGCGTGATGCTCGCCGTTCATTTTCAAAAGGACACCCCAAGCGGGTAGTGGTGTCTCTAGTTAATCCCGCTTCACGTTTAGGAGATTTTGCTATGTCTACTCCGAATCCTGTTCCCGCTGCTCCGAGCCCCGTTCTCGTCGCGGCAGCACCGGCGCTTAAAGCAGCACTTACCGATTTGAAGCAGCTCTTGACCACTGTCCTCACCGGCGATCCACTGCAAATTGGTCTGCGGGTTGGCCCTGCGCTGCTTATCTTCAACGGACAGCTGCAGTTGTTACTGCCAGAGCTAGCCACTGCGGAGCAAGGTGTCGTGCTGCAACAGGCTACGACTTCGATTGACAATCTGATTGCCAAACTGCCATAAAATGAAGATCCGATTTAGATTCGCTAGAGGTCCTGCATGGACCAGTCGACTAATTGAGTGGTTTGGTGGAGGACTTTATAGCCACGTAGATGTTTTTCTAGCTAACGGAATGCTGATAGGAGCAAGATCGGACTCTATCCCTAAAGGTACTCCAGCAGGAGTACAGATTCGTCCGCCGGATTATCTCAAAGGACAGGCAAGTAAAATACTCAGCCTCGAAGTTTCTTCAGCAGAGGCAGGAAGCTTCTATAGCTTTTTACTGCTGCAGAAAGGAAAGCCGTATGACAGAATCGCTATCTTAGGATTTGCAACTGGAAGAGACTGGAGATCTAAAGATTCGTGGTTTTGCTCTGAGTTAGTTGCGGCGGCTTTGGAGGAAGCGGGAATAGCTCCTCATCTGGCGTTTACTCCAAACAAGATTAGTCCGAATGGATTGGCTTTAATACTGAGTGCTTTGGGGGCGCAGGTAGATTGAGGATAGTATGTGTATATAATCTCACGATCGTATACACATATCTCTCACACTTTACTCAACACATGACTCGCAGGATTAATCTTAATCAACCCGGCATTGACTGCACCCATTACAATACCTTCGAAGTCCTTGACGAATGGGAATGCTGAATGGACATACGCATAGGCAGCGGAGTAACTAACCGGCGAGTTCTTTTGGACGAACTGGATAAACCGCTCCGCTTGAATAGAGTCTTCAGTTCGGCCTATGCGAGCGAACACTTTAGGCATGTCCACTTCTAAATCGGTTATCATCGTAGCCGCGAGCTGAAGATCTTCAGGTAGCAAGATTAGCTCGTCGCGGCAGGAAGCTGCAATAACCATTGCGAGTTTATGAAGATGAGTTTGCTTCCTCGCAAGGTAGCCGCCGAACCGATCATCTTGAAGATGCGCTGGTGGATTAGCGTAGTGGTAGTTATACCAAGTTTCTCCCCAAGTACGGGCTTCGAGGGATAGCTTGTAAGGGCCGACAATCATGGTAGCTATATGCTCGAGGTCGGCGGCTAGCCGAGCTTGCTTGTCTAACATTCCCTTAGGAATATGGTAGATAGGATAAGCGACTAACTTCTCTTTAGTATCAGCATAAACGAATAAACATCGTGAAGTAAAGCCTCCGCCGATTACGTATTCGGGAAAGTTCCCTGCGATCCAGCTTGGTGTAGTACAAGCGATAAGATTAATCCAAGGATTTTCTACCTTATCGGAGCCTGAATTCTTTGTAACCTTCGCGAATCCACCTTGTTTGGAGTCCCATAGGGTAACTAACAAATCAATCATCTCTCTATCAGTAGGGTTGACTAGATTACCGAATTCTGCGCTCTCAAGAGTAAGCGCACATTGAGTATGATACTCGCCTTCAATATCAAAGCTCTCTGTTGCCGCCGCGAAGGCGGAGACGAGAGCAGGCCAAGTAACTATATCCGGGCCGAAGTTAATTCCAGGAACTTTGCGAAGAATATCCATCGCGATGGCTACGGTTGTTGACTTGGAAACGATTCCAGGAGGAGCTACGAAGATAATATAGTGATTTACGCACCATCTGTAGTAACCCATACTCAGCCAAACTCGGCGTCGCAGCGCTCCTGCTATTGCTGCGACGCCACTCCAAAAGTGCATTCGTTTAGGGGCCTCACTGAAACCTGCATATTCAACATAGGCAGAGAGCCAGTCATCGAAGTTCCTCACAGTTCGCTCACTTACAATCACCCCAACTTATATCTGATGTCTTAACACTAAAAGGGATAACAAGTGGATCTTCATAAGGAACTACAATCTTTCCAGCTTCCTCAATTTTAGCCTTATAACTTGATTGATTCTTTGGATACTGACCGCCGAGTGAGTCGTGGACTTGCAAGAGCACTTGAACTTCAGGAAGCGTTTCGTAGATTTGCATCCAGATCTTGTTGATAACGATCGAGACAGTTGACTGTGGAACCCAGGCTATAGCTCCAGGAATTATAGAATCTATCCGATCAAAGATATACCAGCGATAGCCAAACTTATTCTCTACGAAGCGTTTAGCCTGAACTTGCAGCTTCGTTCGCTCGTGCCACTTTTCAATTCCGGGATGTGCACTAAACCAAGCTTTTTGCATTTGAGTAGCTTGTTGTACTGTGAGTCCACAGTTAGCCGCCATAGTTCGCGGACTGCCTCCGTAGTTACAGCCGTGAACCCATACCTTGGCTAGCTGCCGAGTTGTCTTGAGCGTTTTAGCATTCTCGCTATGAATATCAACTCCCTCGCGAAGCATCTGCTTTAGTTCTTTATCATCAGCCTCCCAAACAACTACTTGGAGATCAGCTCGATCCAAATCGCCGTCGAAGAAAGTGTACCCCGGATCTGGTATGAACATTGATCTGATATTGGGATAGCTATATGGATCGCCAAGCCCTGTTGTGGAACCCCTAGCAGCAGCTTTTCCAAGACTTTTTGATTTTTCTGAAGGAACGTTTTGAAGATTAGTTCCAGATCCGAAGGCGTTTTCGGAGCTAGAGAGACGGTAGGTCTTTGGAGCACTTTTACCACTAGCTGATCCTCCAATGTTATAAGCGCAGCGCATTCGACTATCACTATCGAGTGGAGCGGTTAGGAAGTGGGATAGAAAAACACTCATAGTACGAATATCACTGATTGCGTTGATTAGCGGTTTTAGCAGAGGCTCGCGGCGAGAGATAGCTTGAAGAGCATCGTCGTTTAGAGTAGGACGAGCTGGAGTTCCCTTTTTCGCTCTGGTCATTATAGTAGGTTGTTTGAGATCCTCGTAGAAGAGGCTCATCATTTGCTTAGGCGAAGCAGGATTGAGCGGATGGCCTAGAAGGTCTAGGATAAACTGCTCGCGGCGAGTAACTTCATCTTGAACTTCATTAATTAGTTGATCCCTACGCTTTACGTCTATACGAACTCCTCGCTGCATAGTCTGCAGAACAGGCCAGAACATTCGCTGTTGAAATGCATGGACAGTCTCCAGCGCGAGCTTCTTAACCAGGTCTAGTTCCACTCGGCCGACTTCATCGGTATAGACGCAATCCTCGCAGTTGTAATACCAGAGTTGTTCTTCACCGAGCGTGGGGTTCCAGTTCTTCCCTTCGTCTTTCCAGTACACATAATACTTGCAATACATGGAAGCTTGAAATGCTAGTGACTTCGGCAGATCTGAGAAGATGGAATGCTGGGAGATCATACAATCTTGGACAACATGCGGGACAAAATGCCAGTGGCGCCAGGTGTACTGGGAATCGTAAAGGATGTTTTGTCCCACAACCTGGGCATTTGAATGTGTTAAGATCTGGTAGAGTAACCAAATTATTTCCCCTTCATGGTCGGCGGACCAGTATTCTCTGAATCCGTTGTGGATAAAGGGGATGCAGATGGCGTCGACAAGGGTCCAAGAGAGGCCTGCGCAGGCGATGTGGCCGCCACGAGTTTCGAGGTCGAAGCTAAGTCGAATGCCCTGTTGAAGATTTCCGCTGCTAGCTGTTCCTTTAGTTCCTGCGGCATTGAGGCTTTCAAGGATGCTAGTAAGGCATCGTATCGTTGTCTTGAAATCTGGTCGAATAATGAATCGCCAGGTAGGTTTGAGGTAAAACGTTCCGTCTCCCCGGTACTGAGCGGCTCGGCGGAGATCGTTGACCGCGACGGCTCTCCAAGACCACTCGCGGAGGACGGCGGCTGGGTGGTAGGTGGGGATGACTTTAACTTCGCCCATAGCTCGATCTGAATAAAGCATAGAACCACGCCACTTGGTGATTCCACTGATTCCCGTAAGAGCCCATAGAGGAGTGTTGCCCAACGCAACGATAACATTAGGCTTGACCATCGCGATTTCTTTGGCCAGAAGCTCTGCACCGTCGATGACAGGAGGGAGACACCATCGTCCTCGATACTCTCGATGTGCATTGGTGATTTCCTTCTTGGATTTGGCGATGAAAAGGTTGAGGTCGTTGTTGGCCGGACGAAGGCGGCAGACGTTAGTGATGAAGCATTCCGAGCGAGTGATTCCAGCCTCCGCGAGCATTCGGTTTAGTTCCTGGCCAGATACACCTTGAAACGGCAGTCCAAGACGTTCCTCGTCGTAGCCAGGAGCCTCTCCAACCAGCATGATACGAGCTGGAATAGGCCCTTCGGGGCGACAGGTCATTTTAATTCTTCTAGTCTTTTAACTGCTATCCCGTAGGCAGTAGAATCTATTTCGATTCCTGTCGCTCGGACTTTCATACTATGTGCTGCAGGAAATATAGTTCCAGTACCAGCGAAAGGATCGAGAACACTATCACCAGCACGACAGCTACGAGATAACAAATCTCGATAAAGATCGACAGGTTTCTGCGCTGAATAACCAAGGTTTTGATCAGAGGCATAAGTCACCATATCGGAAGCTAGTTTGAGAACGGGCCGCTCGCCTTTCATTGCGTAGAGACACATTTGCCAGCGGCGGTGAGGACCGTTCTGTGGCCAGGGAGCACGCTGGCTAGATGGGTTATACCAGACCAAGGGGGTCCTAAAACACTTCCAGCCAGATAAAGTAGCGATACCGCGAAGCTCCACGAAATTATCAATGTCACAGAAAACGTATAAATGGGCTTGAGATTTAGCCAGTCTAAAAGTACTGCTGCAGAAAGGGCGAATAAGCCTAAGCCAATTGTCATAAGAATCGTCGTAAGTATGACCGATAGCATCTGCTTTGCCTCCAGAGTCGTTGAAGTTTTGGGCATCTATACCGTAGGGAGGATCGGTGAGAATTACGTCGAACTGATCGCTGGACATTTTAGCCATTAGCTCAAGGCAATCGCCTTTGAGAAGTTGATGATCTTGAGCGCTAAAGGTCTTGCCAACTGATTCGCCTAAGGCGGCGTTACGAGCGCTTTCTTCCTTGCGGCGGATGATTTTAATACCTTCGTCCATTGAGCGAGCGGCAGCAACGTCAGGGTCCTTAAGATGACGAGCGAGGATTAACTCTTTGCGGACAGCCTCTTGGGCGGCAGAGGGATGATGCTCGGGATAGAGTTCGGCGGCAAGCTCTTTCGCCTGAGGTTCAGGCTTAGATTGTTTTTCCGCCTGAAGACGGCGGAGTTCGAAAAGCTGGGAAGTCGCATCACAGCGATCTTGCCAGGTTAGATCGGTCCGTCTGATGTTTTCCTCGAGTTCTATCTCCATAGCGTCGAGGGGAGAGAGTTCGCTGAGGAGTGTGCAAGGTATATAGCCTTCTTCGACGGCTGTGCCGCCGTGGGAGTAGCTCTGGCCCATACCCCAAAGGGTTAGAATCGCTTTGATTCGTCGCTCGCCGGCGACCAGAATTATCAGACCCTCCTCCCTTCTTACTACTATCGGATGAATAAGCCCGATAGAGCCGATAGAGTTAGCTAAGTCTAAAAGCTCCGCGGAGTCTATCTCTTTACGCTGGCGGGTTTGAAGTATAGTAATGTGTTCGACTAAAAGTAAATGCACGGTGTTCTCACTTAAAAAAGAAGGGCAGTTTGTAGTCCTGCCCTAACGGGGGAAAGTCTTAAGCTTTAGCTACCGAATCAATCTTATCGTAGTTCTCTCCTTCATACGGCTCGTGCTTGACCTTCACACGAACCTGCCGACCTTGCATAGCACGTATGCTGAACGCTTCACCAGGATTGTTCATCCCAAGGGCCTCCCGCCACCGCCGCAAGGCTCCGTTCTTGCCAACACCCCAGTCAATCATCTTGCCCTCGTTCAAGTCGAGCATGATACCGGCGGTCAGCTGAACGCTGTCGATGCCGCCGAGCGCGGACTGCGCGTCTGGATATGAAGAGAGATCAATCTTTACCGGAACGTCAATAGCTATACCAGCCTTGACCTTGGCATCTTCCTTCTTCGAAGTCCATGAGCGAGACTTGGGCTCTCCGACTGTCCCGATGTAGTCACCTACAGGGAGCGGCGGCCGGCGAACTAGAGCTTCGGTTGTAGTAGCGTCGAGGAAAGTCGAAGGATCGAACGAAGAAATATCTTCACTCATTTGAGGATTCCTTTAATTAAAGTATCGAGTATTGAGTATCGAGTTAGGTCTTGACTTTTGCTGTGAATGCACCTCCGCGGCTGAGCCACTTTTGTAAGATAGGTTTAAAGTCTGGAGCGATATGATCAGCGATTGGTAAGTTTCGAGCTTTGAGGTCGGCTTGAGGATTAGCGGTAGACCAGAAGAACTTGGTCCCTTCGCGGCTCGACAGAATCACATCACTAAACATCGGAGGGATCTTCGGAGCGAGCTTAGCTCCTAGGGTGGAAACTGTTAGCTTTACTCCTCCGAGAACTTGATCGACTTCTCTCTCTACATGGGAGGTGAGGACGAAGTGACACTTGCATCCGTCAGTAAGTTGTCTGATGAGCTTCTCAATCTGATCCATCGAGATTCCCCAATCGCTCTGCGATTTAACAGGTTTCCCTCCAACCACCAGACTAAGAGCAATGGGATTGATACCAGTGAGACTATCCATAGCCAGACAACGATCAGGACCCCAAGAATCAACAGAACTAAAACGCTGGCCAGTTCGATCATCAGGGAAATCGCTGAGTGCTTTAAGCAATCCCACAAACTGATTGTGTTTTGCACGATTTACATCTTGCATTTTATGCAAGGCCTCCTGGGCTAAGGTGTTAATGGTGAAAGCTGTTTGCGCCATTGTTGCAAATGAGTCTGCAGCGCGGCCGAGCACATGCCAGTGCACGTTTCCGGGTACCTCAAGTCCTCTATCTGTCCAGTATCCGAGTGTCGTTTCCATTCCACTTTCTGTAAACAGAAGGAACAATTCCACTCCTGCATCAGCAATGGTTCCAAGTGCATAGGTTTTTCCTGTTCCGGTTGGGCCTTCGAGAAGAACGTTAACTCCGGGAAGAAGACTAATGATCTCACTCGCCGGAAGGATTGCTGCATTCGCTGGAAGGATTGCTGCATTCATTATTGATCTCCTTAAGTAATAAACTATTCAAATGTAGAGAGAATTCTCTTTTTACCAGAGCTTCGGGTAATAGCTCGAGAAGCTCAGTATCCCAGCCGTTACAGTTAGGGTTGTCAAGCAGAGAGCCGGCGACTGGCCGAAGGTCTAGATGACAGGCGTCGCTATGGTGCTCGCAAGGGATACAGCGCAGCTCGAAGAAGCCTTGGCCTTCGACGGCAAGCGTAGCCCAAATGTCTAGACAAACTGGACAAATCATAGCACCGCTGTAGTAGGGATAGCCGTTGAGGAAGCTCTCGTGGTCGAGCAAAACTGGAGTTGCGCCTTTGAGATTAACCGAGACTAAAAGCTTCATTGGAAAGCTTCACTGCTTTCGAAGAGAGCTTAAGTTCGAGGCTATTGTTAAAGTTCGTGATCTTCGATCAATTTCATAACCAATTACTGCAGCTGCCTTCGCAGCATTAGTCGCGTGGCCGAAAAGCTCGAGAACTTGACGAACTAGTACTTCATGTTGTTTATTGGCGTCAGCGAAATTCTTAGCGAGTTGTTCATCAGTAGCTTCACGAATTGGAGTGGATTTGCCAGTAGCCGCTTCGTGCATCTGAAAGCCTTCGGGAGAAGTGTTCATAGTTTAGTCTCTGTTCGAAGAAGAGGATTCCATTCTCGCTTCTCGAAATATGTTTCGGTCCAAGGTGTTTCGTCCTGCGACATACAAGCTTCGCGGAATTGGCAGCCGCCGTACTCGGAGCAAGCGTGATCGAAGTTATGCAGCCAGACACCACTTTTATAGCAAGCAACAAGCTGATTAATCCATACTAATAGCTCTGCATACCAGCGATCTATCGCCCAATCAGGACGATAGCTGATAGCTTGCTGAGTATCGTATTTAGTTTTTAAGATTGATACTCCTCGAACCAGCGCACCGTCAACCTTAACACCGATTTGTCTGGCTCCCCAGGCGTAGCCTGTGAACTGAGATCGAAGGTCCCACTGGCGTGACCATGATGCGCCAAGCTGAGTAGTAGTCTTTTCATCAGTAATGTAACGTCCCCCTGCATAGTTGAGGATTGCATCAAGTCTTCCACAGTAGATAAGAGGATCTCCACTTTCTGGGTGGAGGATTGGAAGTGGCTCGGCGAAAGAAACTTCGATTGCACGTTTGCCTCCTTTAAGAATTACTGGATCATTCTCGTTATCGAGAGGATAATTGGACCAGTAGAACTCGAAAGCTCCAGCCATTCGCTCGGCGGACTTTGCAGAGTCGGCCGGACATTCGAAGTCGCCGTAGAAGGTGAGCAGTGCACCGATACCTTCGGCAATGGAGGTTTCAGATGACTTGCCTTCGACGTAGAAAGCAGTTCGAGTACGCTCGACGCCGAAAGCAAAAGCTGCGCCGGCATGGAGATGAACCGAAGGAGCTTTGGATTTTAGATGCTCGAAGTAGACCTTACGGCAAAGCTCAGGACACGATTTGAACGAGGCGAGGAGTGAAGCGTCGATTAGTTCTGGAAATTTCATCTGAGGTCTCCTTTACGTTTAATCTTTATCTACTCTGTCGGCTCTAGTTCTTCATTCCAAAGTTCCCAGTCAACCATAGAGTAGTCGTGGAAAAAGCAACGGCCGCATAGCTCAGTCTCGTCTTGGGAATGGCCTTCGACGATGACGCAAGGCGAAGTTCCGCAGATGCGGCATTCGCTTGAGAAATCAGGGTGGTAGAGGGTGGTCACTATAGCTACATCGCCTCAAGGTCGGCTAGCATGTCACCGATAGCGGCTTCGGAAGGCTTGGCCTTGGTACGCTTAACACCAGAGGCGGCCGCCGCATCGAGTGCGCCCTTGCGGGACTCGCGAAGGATTATAATGCAGCGCTTCATTTCATCGAGAGTGATAAGGTTAGCGGTAGCCTTTAACCTACACGTAGAGATAAAGCTTTGCTGTTCAGGAGTTAGTGCCATTTGATTCTCTCTGTTGGAAAAATTCTACGATCCTCTCGCAAAGGAATTTCTGATAAGCTCCTTTAGGGACTTTACCTTCGGCCGGAGAGTAAAGGTAGAGTGTGAGCTTGCCGTGGAGATCCTCGGGGAGAGTGGTACTTAGCCGAACTGGACGGAGGATATTAGGCTGACGGCTCATAGCTAATGCTTGTAGCCCCAGGTGACAGTAGCTGTGATAGAGAGGGCGGACAGCCAGTAGAACATATCAGGAAACTTACCAGCGACTGCCCAACGAGTTGCGTTTATAGCATAGAGAGCCATGATAATGAAGTTGAAAATACGCGGGTCGGAGAGAAATTTAATCATTTTGCGACGCCGTTCCAAGGTCCGCTGCTGAAGTCGGTTTCGTGTCCGGTACTACGGATAAATGCGCGCCATCTAGCGGCATCTTTAGCCTGTGCTTGAATAGATGTTGTGCACGGGTCAGGCGACGGTTCCTTTTGCAGTTGGATTTCGTCATCCATTACTGCATTTAATGTCCCCTCGTAATCAAGCGCGCCAGATTCGATAAACTTAGCGCAGCCTGTGCAGTCGATGCGTATGATTAAGTCTCTGGCCGCAAATTTGTCGTATTTATCAGGCGTCACGTCGTCGGCTCCTTTGTATCTACTGGGAAATGGAGTTCTTCCAAATAAGCAACGATTCCGTTAGCTAGAGCATGCCGCGCTAGTTGTTCTCCATCCAATTGTTCACCACTTCGTTCGGCATTACGCATGGCTTGATGTCGAACGAAGTGAAACGCCGACACGGCGCTATCCATAGCGTCAGAGTATAGATCGTTCTTGGGATTCGGGATTTTACGCCTGTGCTCGTCGGACGTCGGCTCCTTTGCGAGGGCGGCGCGCAGTTCTTCCCAATCATTCACGAAAAACGGTCCGCAATAGTCGTGTGAATCAAGCAGCGAACGCCCTACCGTCCGCAGCCTCTCATTCTCCGCCGCGAGGGCGTCTA